TTGTTTTAATGTGGGCAGTCATAAGTGATGATCCGACAGCAATGGAGAAAGTAAAACTTTTCTTTGAGTATTTTTCAACACTGCCAGTTTGGTTCACTTCACTTTGGATTTTAGTCGTCGGTAGTATTTTTGGTATAAAGGGAACACAAATCTGGAGAAATGGCGGAGGTAAGAAGAAATAATGCCTTTTAAATCAGAAAAACAAAGACGTTATCTATGGAGGAAACATCCTAAGATGGCTCAAAAGTGGACAGATGAACATGGAAGTAAGCCTGTGAAAAAGAAATCAGGGGGGAGTATGGATCCTTACTACGGTAGTTATATTAAGGGTCGTGTTGACGGCAAAACTTTATCAAACCCCAGTTACCGAAAATACTACAAGGGATTAATCTAATTCGTGGATTATCACACCATCAAATACATTCAAAACAAGCTTTTAAAGCCTAAAATCGACTCTTTAACTACTAAAGTTAAACTGGGAGTTGACAATTTCCCTGAATATAAATATATAATAGGACAAATCAGATCCAGTGAGGATCTGCAACAGGATTTAACAGACCTGCTGAAGAAACAGGAGCCGGATGACAACACAGACACAGGAGAAGACGACACCTAAGCAAAAAGAAGCTTTGCTTAATGCGTATAAAACCGCAGAAGAAGTTAAAGATCTTTTTCTTGATCCTAAGTCTCTTAAAAAATCAGTTCTTGATAGATTGCCCCAACCAACCGGTTGGAGAATTCTAGTCTTACCTTACGGAGGAGTTAAAAAAACAAAGGGAGGCATATTGCTTTCCGATAAAACGCAAGAGACGATCCAAATGACGACCGTCTGTGCGTATGTTTTAAAAGTTGGACCTCAAGCGTACCGAGACACTTGGCGTTTTCCAAGTGGACCCTGGTGCAAAAAAGGAGACTGGGTTATTTTTGGGCGCTATGCAGGATCCCGTTTCAAAATAGAAGGTGCTGAAATCCGTCTTTTAAACGATGATGAAATCATCGCAACAATCAGTAATCCAGAGGATATACTGCATTTATACTAGGAGGAAAGATGGCTAAAACAGAGCTAAATAAAGGAAGTGTTGAAGTGGATCTTGATACAGACAATCTTAAGGATCAAGATATTCAAATCAAAGAGGAAAAGAAAGAAGAAGAACCTTCTAAAGAGGTTGATCTTCAAAAAGAACAGGTAGAGCCTGATGGTGCGGAGATTGTGCGTGATCAAACGCCAATTGATGTAGTCGAGGAAAAAGAAACCCTTCCACCAGCAGAAAAGGATGATGGTTTCAATCTAGACAAAGCCTCTAGTGTCGTACAAAAACGAATCAATAAACTAACCCGTGCAAGACGCGAAGCGGATCGAAGAGCGGACGCAGCTCTAGGTTATGCTCGTGGGCTAAAAGATGAAATTTCTCAATTCAAAAGTCAGTATCCTAAAATGGAGGAAAACTACTTAAATGAATTTGAGAAAAGACTTCAAACAGATGAATTTGCAGCGAATACCTTATTGCAAAAAGCAATAGAAGGACAAGATGCAAAATCAATTGTTGATGCTAATCAGAAACTTACCCAGTTAGCGATTGAAAAGGAAAGACTGGCTCAAACCAAGTTTTTGAAGGAACAAGAGGCGAAAGAGCCCCAACCGGATATTATTCCGCCAACGGCTACTCCCCATGCTCCCGCTCCGAGTGACCGAGCGAAACGCTGGGCTGACGATAACGAGTGGTTTCATGATGACGATGTTATGCATGATGCCGCACTTGCAATTCATAAAAATTTACTCAAGGGTGGGGTTGTAGGTGACAGCGATGAGTACTATAGTGAACTTAACAAACGAATACGGAACTATTTTCCGCAGAAGTTTGAAAAACAACAGGAGCAAAGGAAACCCGTCACAACCGTTGCCCCTGCAGTGCGTAATCAAGGTGGACGCAAGACTGTGAGACTCACCAAATCACAGATAGCAATATCTAAGAAATTAGGGGTGCCACTAGAGGAATACGCGAAATACGTTAAATAGGAGAAAACTATGAAAAAAAGTGAAACGACAACGTTAACGCGCGAGTCCGAAACGCGAGAAAAACAAAAACGCAAAACGGATTGGACTCCTCCATCAAGTTTAGATGCGCCGCCTGTTCCAAAAGGCTTGGTACAGAGATGGATTAGAGCAGAGACCATGGGTTTTATGGATTCTGCAAACGTCTCCAAGTCTTTGAGAGAAGGGTGGGAATTTGTTAGGGCTGATGCTCTTGAAAAAGAAATTGGTGTTAATGATTTTCCCGCAATACAGGAAGGTAGATATAAAGGGCTCATCGGGGTTGGTGGCCATTTGCTGGCAAGGATACCGGAAGAGATTATGCAGTCGCGCAAAGAGTATTTTGAGAAAAAGACTCGAGACCAAATTATCGCGGTTGATAATGATCTTATGAAGGAACAGCGACCCGAGATGCCAATCAATATTGAGAGGCAATCAAGGGTTACCTTTGGTGGTGGTTCGAAGAAATAATTTTTTTGATATCACTATCGAATTTGTTTAACAATGTAACCATACAAGGACGACAACATGGCAAATGAAACAGGAAACTTCGGTCTAAGAGCGGCGAGGCAACTGGATGGATCTCCATACAATGGTGCACAAAACAGATATCGCATACTTAAAAACTATGGGACAGCGCTTTACCAAGGTGACTTGGTAATGACTTCTGTTAATGGAACAATCGAGAGAGCTGGCGCAACTAGCAATCCGGTTGTTGGTGTATTCAACGGAGTATTTTATACAGACCCTACGACTTCCAAACCGACGTGGAAAAATTATTATCCTGCAACTATTTCTGCTAATGACATCATGGCTCAAGTTATCGATGGTCCAGATGTAGTATTCGAAATAAACGCGGATGCTACTTTTACGGTTTCTCATTTGTTCGCTAATTACAAAATTAACGCAACAACTGGGTCAACGTTATCTGGTCAAGGTAAAGAAAGCCTAGATGTATCTACAGCAGATTCGTCTTCAACTTTCGTTTTGAAAGCTGTTGACATTTCGCAGGATCCAAATAATTCCGACATAACAGCCTCTTCGGGGGTTAATGTGTTGGTTGTTATCAATGCTCACTCGTATAAGTCTGGTACTGTAGGTCAAACGTAATAGGAGACAATAGATCATGGCAATATCAAGAGCACAACTAGTTAAAGAACTAGAACCCGGTCTAAACGCCCTATTCGGACTGGAGTACGACAGATACACAAACGAAACAGCTGAAATCTTTACGACAGAAACGTCGGACAGAGCTTTCGAAGAAGAAGTAATGCTTTCTGGTTTTGGTGGCGCAGCTACTAAAGCAGAAGGTGCAGCAGTGACTTTCGATGACGCAAAAGAAGCGTTCACGGCAAGATACACTCACCAAACGGTGGCACTAGCATTCGCTATTACTGAAGAAGCAATCGAAGACAATTTGTACGATAGATTAGGCAATCGTTATGCGAGGGCATTAGCTCGTTCTATGGCTAACACGAAACAAGTTAAGGGAGCGGAAATTCTAAACAACGCGTTTAGTACTTCTCAACTTGGTGGTGACGGTGTTGTATTATGCAGCACAGCCCACCCAACTGTTTCGGGCACTAGCTTGTCAAACACGTTCTCAACTCAAGCGGATTTAAGTGAAACCTCTTTAGAATCAGCATTAATTAATATTGCTGCATTCATCGACGAAAGAGGGCTTAAGATCTCTATTCAAGGGACTAAATTGATACTTCCAAAAGAATTACAATTTACAGCTGAAAGAATCTTAAAATCTCCGTTGAGAGTTGGAACTGCTGACAATGACATTAACGCTATCGCGAACATGAATATGATTCCAGAAGGATATAGAGTCAATCACTACTTGAATGACACTAATGCCTGGTTCATAAAGACTGATACGCCGAATGGCTTTAAACACTTCGTTAGAGCAGCCTTAAGAACAGCTATGGAAGGCGACTTTGATACTGGAAACGTTCGTTACAAAGCTAGAGAAAGATACAGCTTCGGCTTTTCTGA